CGTGACTTCCGCCGAAGTCTACGGCGGCGGAACGGATGACGAGGGGCATTCGATCAACTACGGCATGAAAATCAACTGCGAGTTCCGCAAACAGGCGTAATGAAAACGAAAAGAGCGGGCGGGGAATCAAACCCCCGCCCGCTCAAATTATTTTTTGTCCGGGATAGCGTCAAGCATACCCGCGCTTTCAAAAGCGTTGTAAAGAATCTGCGCGACGGCTTCGCGCGTAATGGGCTGCTGCCACCCATAATTGCCCGCGCCGTCTCCGTTGAAAATGCCCTTTCGCTTGCAGAATTCCGCCGCGTCGCGCGCCCATGCGGAGGGCGTGTCGCCCGTGTCGGCGCAAGAGGTCAACTGTTTCCGTGCTTCTTCAATGTTCATGTCCAATTCCTCCCCGGATAACCGTTCCTTGAATTTCTTCCATTGTTCATTGCCGGACGTGCCGTAATAGGTGTTCGTATCGTCGCCCATCCACGGACGCGGACACCATTTCCCCGTAACGTCGTAATGCCGCACGACGTTTTCAAGCGGGACGTTGTATTTCTGCATCAGCATTTGCGTGAATACAACAAGGTTGTCCACGATCTCCGGCGGGAAATACCAATCTGCGGGCGCTGCGGAACGCGCCGTAGATTTGTCCAGCTTATACGGTCGGACTTCAATGCCGATACTGTTTTCATTCCTGCATCGCGGGTGAACGTATGCGCCGGATGTGCCGCAATGCCAAGCAATATTGTTGTCCTCGACGCACTGATATACGGTGCTTCCTTCGTCTAAGCAATAATGCGCGGATGCCTGAATACCCGGCGTATTGAAATAGTTTGCAACTGCTGCCGCCGTACCGAGCGAACCGAAATAATGAATCACGATGTATTCAATTTTCCGCCGCCCCGTGCATCGCCTGAAATTGCGGCTTATAAGCCGCTGTTCAACTGTCAGGGGCATTATTGCGCCCCCTTGCTTTCTACTGCGTCGCTGATCTTCTGCGTCTGCGTGCCGAAGTAGAACGCAATCACGACCGTATAAACGACCATGAATTCCTGACTGATCTGCTTCGTAACGGCTAAGTACGCGAATACCGCCGTCAGCGCAAGTGTCACAATGCTTTTGACGCTCAAAAGCGCGCCGATTCGTTTCAAAATGATTTCGTTCATGTGTTTTCCTCCTTTTAACAGTCCCGTTTCAGTGTGGTTTCGTACACGATACCGCCCGCCGTGTTTTCTGCCTTGCTTTTGTTCAGGGCAAAAGACAGCACCGTAGCAGTAGCCGCCTGCAATAACGCTATCAGCGCAGTCAAATACGGCAAGCTGCCCGTATAGTTGTTTGTGACTGCGATATAGCATAAATCCAGCGTTGTCGATGTCGTTTTATAGTCAATCAACAAAACGCCGTAGCAAAGAAGTTTGCTGAATGACAGATAGCCTTTTACAAACTCCCATGCTGCGGCAAACGCTGCTTTGATCTTCATGCGCCGTAGGGCGCACTTTCTTGTCATTTGCTGCCCCCGTAATCGTGGGACTCCAGAATTTCAAGCCGCTTGTTCGTGCGGGCGCTGTCGCCCTCCAGCTTCACAACACGTTCTGTCATCTTCACAAGCGTTTCGTCCTGTTTTTCCTGCTTGCGCTTAATGTCATCCGTGTTTGCCTTGATATAGCCGATTTCGGTCAGCACCGTCCCGGACTCCTTGCCCGCGTCGGCGCTGTCTTTTTTGCTGTTCCTCGCAAACGCAAGATATGACAGCGCAAACCCCGCAAGCGTTCCAAAAATGCCGATAATCACGCTCCAATTCATAATGCACCCTCCGTTATTGTTCGATGTAGTCAAGCGTCACGGTTTCTTTCCCCGGCAAAATTGGACAACCGCGCACGTGGTAAATCGTTCCGTCAATCAGAACGCCCTCGCCGTCCGCTTCTCCGCAGACGGCATACATACCGGGCGCGGTCAGCCGCACCCATATCAGCGCGTCGCGCTGCGCAATAACCTTGCCGTCCTTTGCGGCGGTGTAGGTTGCGCGGGTCATGCCGTGACCTCCTGCCATCCGGCGGGGTATTCTTCGGGAGTCCATGTGTTGCTGTCAAGCAGCGATTCGTAAAGCACGTCGCCCCAATAGCCGCGTTCACCCTTTGAAAACGCAAGCCCC